ACTGGTTGACTGATTATAGAACAATGATGGAGTTAACGAACAGGGTATGAATCATACAGAAGACTTTAATACCAGGAATAGAATTAACCTTGCAGAGAATAAATGCAAAGAGTTCTTAGACTCTAAAGAGATTATTTGGACTCAATTTGGATTTGATTGTATACATACTGTTAGTGGCAGAGATTTTAGCAAGGTAGATTGGAGATTAAGGCGTAAGCCTGACTTTATGGTATTTCAGAAGCAGCCAGTATTACTTGAGTGCAAAGGATTTAGGGATGAATTACATTTAAAACTTGTGGATATTAAAGCATATGATTGGTGGACTCAATTTCATCCTATATCTTGCTTCTTATATTCTACGCAAACACAAGAGCATTATCTTGTTGCTTATAAATTATTAAGAGCTACTGCTGTGAAATGTGAGATAGGTAGATACAATGACAATAAAAAGGAGCATTACAAAATCCCTCTTGACATAGTTCGTTCATTTAACTTCTAACTACCAAGACTCTCTTATCTTTAGTTTAACATTGTAAACATTGTTTGCAACTTGTTCATACTGTAGAGAGTTGCCTACGAATCTACAGATGGCGAATTGGTCAGGATTATTGTTACCAGCTATTTGAGTTCCACTTGCATTATATTTCGGGCCATCAGGTTGAAAGATGAATGGCAAGTGTCCACCCATAGTTCTATTCCACACGACAGAGAAAAAATCAGTACCATCTAATATATTAGTTTTAAAATTATCATTTTCGTTCCCTGAAAAGTTCGCTGTACTTGCATTTGCAGGCATAATATCTGTATCTGATAAATAACTAAAAGACAAATCCCATACTCTTCTCCCACTACGAATATTAGATATTCCTTGCCCACCTTCATCAGAACCTAATTGCCATGCACCTCTGTCCCCCCAATCAGCAGGCTTAGTATAAGAAGCGTTTGAAAGGGTTGCTCCACCCTTAGTTTGGATGTTTTTGACACCATCATATTCATAGGAGAGTTTTAAATTAAGGTCAGGTGAGTGTGGCATATCGTAATAGTTTCCTGCAATAACTTTCCCTATTTGATATTGTGGGGATACTCTGCTCCATGCCCACACCCCAACCCCTTCAACTGTATCAAGGGAGGAGTCCATCATAGCTATAGAAAATCCATCATATTGTGGTAGCCCTAAACTTGGGTATCCAGTATTGGTGGATACAAAATTAACTGAATTAACCACATTAGGGCTTATCATATCTCCATCAGAATATAGATAAAACCCAATTCCATTCATAAGGTTATTATCATCTGCCAATTTATGCCCAAGAAAAGCAACAAAATTATATGGAAGATTAAGACCATCCCCCATATTATAAGCATATTTGAAATACTTATCTCCACCACCAGCAGCACCTATAAATGGGGTAGTTGGATTAGAACCCCATATATCAGCTCCTGGATCACCACTATCATCTGTTCCAACATCGCTTTCCCCTAACACAGCCCCAATTCCTATAGCTTTCAGCCAACTTATTGTATCTACATAAAATCTTGGTGTGCCTACATTCTGCATTAGTATCCTCCTCCACCACCTGAACTACTACCACCTGAATAAGTAGTTGGAGTTGTGGCTTGTCTAATTTGTGAAATTTGTCTTCTTGTTATACTTTTTCTATCTTTAGGTGGATATATATTTACTGAATCCATAGTATGTACTCCACCTGTCATGGCAACCCCATCTGCATGGATATGTATTAGTTGATTGGCAGGTACAGGACTACCATCACTAAATTCATATTGGCCCTCAGATTGTGTTCTAATATTGTTATTTACAACTATACTATGCTTATTAAATCTTTGCTTAGAACCTACTAAATAAGTGCCATCTCTTGTACCCCAGAGTGAACCATCATCTTCCCATTTTTCTCTATCTAGCTCCCAGTAATCAACACCTTGAAGGGTAATGCGTTCTCTCTCCATAGTATTATTTTGTACTGACTTACAAGACAAAACTCTTAGCTCACCTACATAGTTAAATAATTCCTGTGGCATATCTGTACCATCAAGCATTACGCCTACAATTTTATTTTTATTAGCAGACAAGAAAAGATTGTCAGGGCTATTAGTAATGCGAATTATCCCTTTATATCTTAATTCAAAGCCTTTGGCAGCTCCATCAAATAAAACTTCACCATCGCCATAAGTTATCATATTTTATCCCTATCCAAAATCACAACTACCTGTTCCCAATATACAATTAACCACTTTAACTATATCTAAAATATTCACATTCCCATCTTCATTAGCATCAGCATTATATTCACCTTGAATCTCTCCTGTTCCCAGTATCCAACCTACAAGCCCAACTATATCCAAAACATTCAGAGTACCATCTAAATTGACATCCCCCATCAACATAGTTGATTCAAAAGATATTTCTGTTATGATTAGGTTATTAGAGTTTCCAAAAACCTCCCAGCGAATTGGGTCTTCTCCAGTATAGCTCTGACCAAGAAAGTGTAGATTTAGAGAAGAATCAGCATTGTTATCATTTGTAATGATAGGATTTACACCTCCTACAATTTCATAATTTGCGTAAAGGTCACTCCCCTCCAGCTCAATTCTTACTCTTCTTGGATTCCCCACTTCATTTGGGGTATTAAATAAATTAACTAATCCTTCATCTACAGTCCAATCAAATATGTAATTTGAATTTTCAGGAGAACCACCCCATGAATATAGAAATTCTATAAAACTATCATTTGACCAACCTAATTCAAAAGAGAAAGCAGGGATTACCCAAGATTCACCCTCAAAAGGTTCTTCTACAGGCTCATATGGCTCTAAAACTAAAGGTTCAGCATCAGGGAAGTAGAATGTGCCTTCTGTGTCATTTTCGCCTGTACCAACAAACCACGATTCATCAATACTTTGTGTGCCTACTAAGTCAAGATGATGCAACTGCATACACTCAATAGATACTGAGTCTAAATTCTTTGTAGTAGAGGTAATCATAAATAAAGGGTAAGCATATTGGTAATAATCTCCAACCATACCTGGAAATACATTAGGCTCTCCTAATCCACTTATTAATCTGTAATCAATCCCATAAGCCTTTACGTCTTGGAATAAATCTCTAAACTTAACTAAATCACCAATTTCTAAATTGATATATTGCAAAGGAAGTTTTAAATTAAATATTAAGTGGTTGTGCATATACTGTTTAGATAGAAACTCTCGTAGGTTATTAGCAGTCCCAATATCCCTGATATAATCTGATTCAAATTCTAAATATGGCTTAGTATCCCCAAGCCCATAATAATCCCCTATTGCCACCCAAGGAGGGGTAAATACTGGAGAAACATCAATCACATCAGTTCTTTTTAAATATGAATCTTGTGCATAATCCTTATTGTATTGAACGTCTACCTTTTGATAAATCTGTTCAGGCTTAGTTTTTTTGAATGAATATGATATAACTTCTGATTCTTTTATTTCAGTAGCAGTATTGTAATCACCCTTTTCAACATCATTAACAATATTAGATACAGTATAACTATTTTTAATCGTATTGAATCCAAAAGTACCATCATTCTTAAATTTAGGGAAACACTTAGTGGACTTAGCTATATCCTCAATAAGTTTCTTAGAGTTGATTTTCTTGTTTATAGTAAATCCAAATTTCCAATCAAGATGTGCATCTTTTGCTTCTTTATATTCAGCCTCATCAATAGCATCGTGTCCAAGTTCACTTCTGACTAAATCATAAATGATGTCAATGGGGTTCTCTATTAAATCGTCATCATATTGTTCTATACCATCGTGGTCAGGGTGGTCATCATATGTTTGTATTCTGCCTTTTACATCGACATAAAAATCCTTATTTACAAAATTAAGGTTATATAAATTTGAAATATAAAAATCATCTATATCTGCAAATAAATTAACAGCTTGTCCTTCGGTTAAATAGGTTGCCACAACACTCCACTCAAATGTAAATAGATTTGAGGCTGACTCAAACTTTCTGTCAAATGAAAAGTCTGTATCTACTTGTTTTTCATAAGCCCCTGTGCCTGAAATATCAGATGCTCCTACATTTATTGTTTCGCCATAAACCTCAACCCCCTTGTCATTTAATGCACGAAAAACAATTTGAAAGCCTGATGTTGTAACAGCCGATAAATATGTTGTAAGGGTAGGGTGGAAATAAGTATAGATTAATGAGTTATTTACAGAAGGCACACTTTGGATTCTAAACTTAATAAGGCAGTTATCAAAATACATATTGCCTAAATCGCTGAAATCTAAATTTGTATCAATTTCACCTGAAATAGTTAAGGCATTAGAATCTCCTGATGGTGCTTGTGGAGATAGGTTAAATCCATCTGCAGGGGATTGAAACCCTGCCTGCTGATAAGGGCTATTTATATTCCATTGTATGAATTTCTGCTTTTTGTAGCATTGAACTATCCCTGCTGATGGTAAATTCTTTAAATTAGATTCAGTAGGGTCTTCTGAAAGGTTGTCAAACCTGCTGATTAAATCTATATGATTATCAGTATATCCTTCACTCGTTTCATACTGAGATGATACTTGATATAGATTGACATTACCTTCATCATATATTAGTGCTCCTTCTGCATTTTCTAATATTCTATGATATTGACCATCTTCATATAGGAATAGTGGGTTATGACTCCCATTGTTGTATTGAAAGGCTGGGTATCCCTTAATATCCTTATAGTCAGCATTTATTCTTATATCTTCCCCTAATTTATAGCCAATATGCTCCCCATTATCAAAAAGAAGCGAGGGGTCAATCTCCCCAAAGTTAAAGTCAAAGCCACTTGAAGTTTCTGTGATTAAGGTAGGGCTTTTCTCTACATCCCCATAAACAATAGGAAAAACTTTTATAGTTGATTTAAAATAATCTTCTCCTGTTTCGCTTGGCAAATTCTTATGTGCCTTTTGCTCTGTTAAGTCTTCAAGTTCTACACTAACCTTAGTATCATCGTGGGATATTCTTCTGATGACTCCTTGATATACCATTTGAGTTAATTTAACATTTCTTTGATTTATTTCAGTATCAGAATACCCATAGCTTTGACCTGCCTCATAATAAGTATTTCCTATATAAGTGCCATTATGATTGCCTGAATGTGCTGTATAAAAACTATGTCCATGCCAAGGCCCTGTATCATTTGTAACAGGATATATAGTTGAAAATATATTTGCAGTAGGTGATACGAATTGAATACTAACAAGCCAATTCATTAAACTAGTATCAGAAAGTATATCAGTAAATCTTTTGCCTTCATATTCAATATTAGATATGTCTAAACTAACATTAGAAATTTTGAACTTGCGAGATTCAATGTCTATTGATTCTTTTATAGAGGGTATATTTAAAAGCAATGGCTGAAA